ATCAGATGCTTCTGATACTGCCGCTGCAGAAACTGCAGAGTAGATCGGAACTTCAACTGACTTTCCACCACCTGTTATAGCATAATTTTTTACAAGTGGTCTCATAGTTGATTGCTCACTTGCTACAAATAATGCTTCAGCAACGATCTCTGTGTATAATTCCGAGAGCGTTGAACTTGTACTTTCGTTTGCCATTTTATTTGTCCTTTATTATTTATTATTAGTTAAATTTATTTGAGTAGGTTTCGAATCTCGTGTTTTTCGATATTCTGAATATTTAGCACGATCTTCTGGCTTACTCATATCTAAATCCTGAATGTTAAAAGGTTTTACAGTTTTACCCTCGATAGCGCTCTGGCTTCCTGTTCCAGCAATAGACCCTTGACGGAAATGTGGGTTCGCATCTAAAAATTCATTAACTTTTTCTTCAATCGTTAATGCTTCTCCTTTTTCGTTATACCTAATATTTTTATTATTATCAAGTATTTCAACCTTATTATCATCTGTAAGTCTAATCTGATCTTTTAATAAAGATACCACCTGACTAGGAGATATTGCTTTATTTCTTGATGCTACTGATAAAATCTGATTATCAACTCTTTCTTTTTTTATCTCCATCTTCATATTTTGGATTTCAGAATCTTTTTCAGATATTCTTTCTTGCATTAATTTTTCAAGATCAGCTTTAGTTTTTGCTTCTTGAATCTGTTTTTCTTTCAGAGCATTTTCTTCAGCTTTCTTTACTTCATCTATTTGTCTTTGATGTTTAGCCTTTTCTGACTCTAATCTTTGTTTGATTATATTATCAAGTTGTTCTTGACTAAAAGTCATCTCTTTAGCTTTTTCTACTATTGGCGTTTCAGTTGTAGATTCTGATGTTTGATTTTGAGATTCAACAATCTTTGTTTCTTCGGACATTTATACTCCTATTCTATTATTATGTTTCCGCTTTCATCATACCAATCAGGATTGACAAAGCTCCATTGATGACGACAGTTATATCCTCCACGAACGATAAATGGGTCTCCACCTTTTTTACCTTTCCAATTTCGTTTCCAAAGTTTTCTAACTTCATCTTTCGTAAATAATCCACCATTTCTTTTATCATATCTTCCTTGTCTGACAAGCCTACAATGATCTCTAGTTGTAGGGATAACATTACCTAGATAAACTGCATATGTTAATCCAGCTTCATCTGATTTTGCAAGGTTAAGTTGTGCATCAAATTCTCTTAAAGAATCATTTAATATCTGACCAGCATATCTTTTCATATTCTCGCCAGCTCTATCTCTTGCAAATTTTGATTGAAGTGTTTGAATATTCTTGTCTAATTTCTGCCTTAATGTTTTAGCCTGTGCAGTTCTTCTATCTAATTTTCTAATTTTTACTTCATCTTTTTTAATAGAATTAACTAATCTTTCTACATCTTCATCTTTAGCACTTGCATATATTCCATTAATAGTTCTGCCTAATTCTATTTCTAAATCAACAGGATCAGCTCCTATTAATGTATATTGATATATCTTTTCTGATAATCTTCTAGTGAATGTATTTGATACATCTTTGAATTGTGTAAATGATTGCCTTTTAAGATTCTGAATAAGTGTTAAATCTGATTTAGTTAATTGTTGAAATTCAACAGGGATTCTGCCAATAGTCTTAAATGCTTTTTCTATTCTTTTTGCTTGTTTTGTAAAACCTTGTCTAACTACTGTATCTGACCATCTTAAATATTCTTTTTCTAAAACTTGTCTAATTAATGGTTGAACTGCTACTGCTGATTTAAGATTAAATAATTTAGCTTGATCATTTAATGGTAATTCTTTTTTTGCTAATGCAATAACATCTCTTTCAATCTTATCTAATGTTCTGATTAATGTTTCATAGTATTCAGATTCAGCAACCTCTATCGCTCTGATTCGATAACTTGCAAAGTCTTCTACTATATTCGCCATTCATTAAACTTCTTCTTCTTCTACTTCTTGATCAGGTTGTTGATCTTCGTCTTGAGTAAATTGTCCTAATTCTTTTTGAGCTTCAATCTCATCAAAAATAATATTTAATTTTTCATCATCATCTACTACTGCTCTTGCAATCTCTTTATCAATTTCTTTTTGTAATGTAGGAGATTCAATATTAATTGATTTTGCTTGTTGGAAATAAGCAAGATCAGTTGCATAATCTCTAATATTAAATGTATCAGGATAGTTAATTTCTCCATCAAATTGAGCATTTTGAAATAAAGCATATAGTCTAAATAATTGTTCTTCTGCTATTTCTAAATTATCTGCTTTTTCAGATAGTCTAGCATTTAATAATTCAAATTCTGTTTGTAATGCTATTCCTGAATTAATCTGACTTCTTGTTGTTCTTATTGCTCCTGTATGAGCTAATCTATTAATAGATTCTGTTTTAGAATTTATAGAATCCATAATCGCTTGAAGATTCTGTCCTGATGGTTGTAATAAATAAGGTTTAAGATTTGGCTCCATCTCATCTGGCATTTCTATAATAGCACCAGCTCCAGCACTTGCATTTACACTTGGAGTCTTAACTAATGATGGGTGGTTTGTTAATCTAATTAATTGTTCTATTTCTGAAAATTCATTATAGATAGATTTCTGTAAGTCAGCTATATCAGTAAGGTCTGATTGACCAATTCCTCTTTTGTGACTTTTGGAATTGTATAAAATAACTGCTGGTATTTTGCCAATCAGATTATCGGCAGTATCTATTAAAGTTGGCTCTGTTCTATCATCTTTCATATAGACTGTATCAACTCTGTCAGGATACCAAAGCCTCATATAAGTTCCACCATTTCTATCTACTTCTTCTCTAATTTTTAAATAATCTAAATAATACTTTCCATTTATTTCTCTTTTAAAATTCCAATCTAAAACATTTTCAGGAGTAATAATTGATAAGTAAGGTCTTATGTCTTGTTCTAATTCTTCTGCTTTTGTATTTGTTGTGACTTTAGGTTTATCTAAAATCATAAAACAATGTCCATAAATAGAAGAATAATTTTGTGCTTGTTTGATTACATTGTTAAAACTATTTCCATCTAGGTCAGCATCTTTTAAGAATGATTCTAAACTAGACTCATCTGCCATTGATCCAAAATTTCTACTTGCTTTAACTCTAAATAAAAATGATGAATAAATCTGAATAATATTTTTACAATGATTATCACAAGGAGTGTTTGCTAATCTTTGATTAAATTCATTATCTAATTCTAAATTATATCTATTAAGATATTGACCGACCATATAATCATAACCACCATTATACGATCTTATATAATACTCCCATAAGTTTACATTTTCTTTATAATCTTTATGAGTTTCTAATGCTTCATCTCTATCGTAAGCCATATTATTTATGTGTCCATCTTGATGGTTTAAAAGGTTTTGATTGAGCGATAAGTGGTTTAACTATTTCTACTAAATATCCAATACTATCGTTCATATGGTCAAAGCCTTCTTCCTTATCAGGAATATTTGTATTTTCCTTGTATATCTGTCTTTGTAATCCATTAAGGATCGTTTTGCAAGATGGATTAACAAAGATGTGTCTCTTTCCATTTGCATTCTTTAATCTTGAATTGACTGCATTGATTCTATCTCTTACAGGAGAATGTTTTAATTTACATTTAACACTAAATCCAGCATTTTGTAATATAGTTAAATCAGTTCTTCCTCCAGCTGATGTCTTTCTTTGCCTACATGCTGGATCAGGATATAAAAATATTTTCATTTTTGATCCATATCTATTTCTTATTTCTTCAACCATTTCATCAGTATTACTTGAATAAATTACAATCTCATCAACAAAATGTATTATATCTCCATCTATTTGAGATACTGAAGCTGACATAGGATCAACATTAAAGTCTAATCCGATATGTAAAGGTTTTGTCCAATCTAATTGTTTATGCTTAACATTTTCAACAGGGTGGAAATTATAATAAACACTTCCAGCATAATTCTCAAAAGTACCCTCAAATTCTTGTCTAAATGTTCTAATATCTACATCTTGTTTAGCTTGTTCTATTTCATCTTGTGAAACCATTCCACCTTGTAAAGTTGTAAATTGGAAACTTTTCCATTCTTTATCTTCTCCCTGACCTTTAAGGTACATTCTATAAGACCAATTACCATAACCTTTAGGGGATCCACACATTAAAACATCTCCGACAGTATCAGCAACAGATGCTCTTAATACTTCTGTCCATGCCTTTTCATCAATATCAGCAAATTCATCTAGTATTAAAAAGTCTATTCCTACACCTCTTAATGAATCATAATTATCACAACCTTTTAATGATATTTTTGATCCTGTCTTTTTAATTGTTATTTGTAGATTTGTTTCATTTATTTCTTCTATCCAATTAAATGAATGTAAAATTTCTTTTAATTTAGACCATACAATTTCTCTAGCCATTTTAAATGTAGGTGCTACATACCATATAGTTTGATTTACCTTTGATGCATATTTCATCATCTCTGTAATACATAAAAAGGTTTTACCGAATCTTCTGCCTGATATTAAAACTCTAAATCTATTATCTGATGTGCTTACTTGATATTGTGGTTTTGTTAGATTGATTTTCATTGCAACCAAATTTTATATAGATATTAAATTTATTAACATCTTCTTGTCCAAGTTCAACAATTTTATCATATGATTTTGTATAACCAGCAAGCATGCAACTATATCCATCTGTATAAGTTTCTTTAAAAGTATGAGGTGGCATACAAGTAGTCTTTCCCTCAACAAAGGCACACATTATCATTGTTAAAACAAATTCCATTTACTTCTTCTTTCTGTAATATTTTCTGTGAGTTTGTACTCTCCAAGACCAATGGAATATTGTTCTCGCAATCTTGCCAATCTTTTCTACACACCAATCTATCATTTTTAAAACTCATAATTATGGATATAATAACATATCCTTTGCTTCCTTTTCTAAATCTTCAATTTGTTTAGCTAACTTTTTATTATCTTCTTTAACTTCTTTTATTTTAGTTTGATTGCTAGTTAATTCAATCTCTTTTAAATTTATTATTGCTTTTAATGTATCTACTTCTTTTTCTAATATTTTAATCTTAACTTCTAAATCGTTTTCGCCTTTATCTCTAACTTCATTTTCAAATGTTTTATCTTCTGCTAATACTCTTACAACATCTACTTTGTTCATTTTAATATAAGTTTTTTAATTGATTTTTCTCCCATATATATTTCTATCTCTGCTTCTGACTTTATGCATTGATAGGATATATTCGAGTTATTTTTTAGTTGTCGTTCTGCTATACGCTTACCTTTTAAACATTGACTTAATGAATCTTGTATTCTGTGTTCTTTTATTTCATTTTCAGATATTAAAAGTAATGCAAAAACCATTTCAATCATTAGTGACTCCCATTTCTTAATTTAGCTAATTCTTTATTTAATTCTTCTACTCTTTCTTTTAAATGATCTATATTAACTTTATTGTATCTTGATGCTTCTATTTCTTTTTCAATAGACTCTATTTGAGATGCTAAATGCTCGATCAACATATACATTTCTAAATTTTTTGGCTCTTGTTCTGCTTTCTTTAATAGATCAGCTTGAAATAATGTATCTGCTGTTTCTAATGAACTTATTCTGCCTGTTAGATTTGCATAGCCAAATACTGCACCTGATACAACCAATATGATTCCAATTAAGTTTGCTAATGGCAGTTGCAATTTAGATTCTGAACTAACTTTAAATGTATCATTATCTTTTTTCATTTTTTCTTTCTTTTCTTTTTAGGTTTGACAAACATACTATCGACCCATGCACACCATTTATCTAATGTGCCAAATATAAAATAACAGAACTTATCAATCATCTCCAGCTCTTGATTGCCCAGTAAGCTGGCGACAATGTCTTTTGCCCACGAACTCTTTTCAAGACTCCACCCATTCTAGCCATAAATGATCTTTTTCTCGCTGGTATATGTTTTTTAATACTCATTGTCTTTGATCCAAAGTTTACTTTTTGCACTCTTCCTGTTCTACGATTACGAACAAAAACTTTGAACTTCTTGACATCACCTCTTAAAATTTTATTTAATTTAACTGATCGTCCTTGATATTTAGCCATAATGAATTTTATATATCACATTTTATCAGGGTCTTGTAGACAAATATGTCCTTGCCATGTTCCTGTACCATCATTAAGAAACCAAGCTGATCCTCTTGGATCGTCCCAACTAAATGTTGAAATAGCTTCTCTGTGAGCATCTGCAAAATCTCCACATTCCATTAATGTCGTTGGTCTAGTAAACTCTAATGCTTCTTTTATCATCTGACCATCAAACGATAATAATAACATTACTAAATAG